TACTCTTATGCGTCAAAGTATATGAAGGTGTCACGCGGACATCTAAAGTCCACGTTGCTTGTCCTTTATATACTTTGGCGCATTTATCGTAACCCTAATATTCGCATCTTGTACTCCACTAACACTAAAGACTTGTCGCGCATGTTCATTAGAGAAGTACGACAATATCTAGAGAGTGTAGAATTGCAAGAAGCAGTGTGGAATGTGCGCGAACACGTCTCTGGAAATCTTGTGCCTTCACTAGATGCAGCATCACGCAGAAAAAGAAACATCAGTCGCGAAGACACCGAAGCAGAAGATAAGAAAATCATATGGTCACGCGAAGCAATTCAAGTGTTGCGCCCAAAGAAACTTAAAGAACCGACACTTGTTGCAGGTTCTGTTTTAAGCACCAACACTGGAGAACACTACGACTTAATCATAAACGATGACGCGGTAGATTTCCAGAATAGCGATAACGAAGAAAAGGCGGACAAAATCAAAGATTGGGCGATGGACGCTTTTAGTGTACTAGACCCTCCATCTTATGACCAAGTTACACCCACCTTCGGTGAGTGGGTTGGTAACAGCATGTACGTTATCGGCACACCTTACTATCCTTGGGATTACTACAGCTACATTGAAGCAAACGCGCAGACGTTAAAATTCTGCACATTTGAAGCAAACGTTTATTTGAATGGTGTAGACAATGTAGACGGGTACACCTACCCAGAGAAGTTTAACGATGCGTACATCGAGTCTCTTATGGGGCGTATGTCGCGCAAGAAGTTCTTCGCGCAATACCTACTTAAACACATCTCAGACGAGGACGTAATACTTGATGAAGGTGCAGTAAGTTGGATAGCACCTCCGCAGATTTGTTTTACGAAAGACGGGTACGCAACCATAAATGTTGGAGGAGGTGTTCAAAAGAGAATACGTCTACATCTTGTTGTTGACCCTGCTTCTGGTAAACAGGTTGGGCGCGTGGACAAAACTGCAATCGGTGTCGGCGGACAAGATGAGTTATTGAACATGTATGTGGTGTATCTACAGTCAAAGAAAACACTCACATCAGAAACAATTGACACAATCTACAAACTGGCGACTGATTATGGTATCACTGTTGTTAACATTCTCGTTAGAGGTGTCGGCGAACTATTACCACACGCCATACAAAGAGAGCGCACCACTTATGGGAAGGTGCTTGTAACTAAAACTGTTTCTGAGACAGGAAATAAGAAGGTGCGTATTACTAACGCGCTGCAACCATTAATAAAAACCAACAAGTTATTTGTCGTAAGTTGGGTGCAAATCAATACCCCATTTGTCAAAGAGCTAAGGCAACATCCAGAAGGTAATGAAGATAACTGCTTGGATGTGGTGTCTGCTATTGTGCAGCTTTCACAACCAACGCGACAAAAAGTAAACAAGAGAGGAGAGGTTAGATGTACCCATCTGACGATAAACAAGAAGTACGGCGGAAGTCTCTAAAGAAACTCGACCACGGTGCTGTTTTAAATTACGTTAACTCAAAACTTAACGACATGAAAAACAGCAGAATTGAGGTGGAGGAGACTTGGGTAGAAAGTTGGGCGCAGTACCTCGCTACTCACGCAGCGCAAAATGAGCTTCGCGCACAACGAATAAAGTCTGTAGGTAATGTAGGGACAGATTGGCGGCACAAGATTGACAGAGGAAAGGCGTTTGAGATTGTAGAAACAATTCACGCATACCTGATGGGTGCACTCTTCCCAAACGAGAACTGGTTTGACATTGAGCCGCGTAATCCATCGGACACAGACCTATTGAGGGTGCTCCGAAAGTTTTTGCGTGATGAGTTAAAAGACTTGGAGTTTGATATTAAGTTTGACGACTTCGTGCGACAGCTTATCATCACTGGAAACAGTTGTTTATTCTTTCCTTGGGATGACGATGACGACGCTGTAGAAATTGAACTCGTTAATGTGTTCGATTTTTGGCTGGATGCTGCTGGAAAAGACCCTTCAGATACTAACGTTGTGCGCCGCGTTATGATGACTCGCGCGGAAGTTATGGAGAAAACCAAATCTGATGAGTTTCCTTTGACAGACGAGTATGAAGTGTTGAAGGTGCATGGTACACGCAGCTACAATAAGTTCGACAAAGTGCGTCAATTCCAAGGATTGCAGTCTGTTGAGCGTAATTCAGTAGATGAGTTCTGCGAAATTTATGAGTATTGGGGCTGTATTATTATAGACGGTTGTGAATACGAAGATGTTGTCGTCACTTTTGCGGATAATCTTCTGCTTAACATACAACCAAACTTGTATAAAAGCGGCACTCCCATGATTTACTGCAACTTTATCCCTGTAGTAGACATGGTGTACGGTATTGGTGCGCTTCAATCTTCGTTAGGTATGATTCACGTTCTTAACATCCTCACAAATCAACGTTTGGACGGTATAGAACTAACAACTAGCCCGATGTGGACGAAGAAACCATCATCCACGCTAGACGCGGAAGATTTATACGCAGAGCCGGGAAGGGTGCTCGAAGTTGATGACCATGACGATATAAAACCGATACCTCCTTCTCAGTGGAACATTCAAACGTCTTACGAAGAGGCGAATTACATGGAAAGCAGTATTGATAAAAATGCTGCAACTGGACCGCTTATTGGTGCAGGTATGGGAAGAAGCGGCGAACGTGTCACAGCAGCCGAAATCGCAGCAGTGCGCGAAGCTGGAGGCAACCGTCTAAGTGGTATACACCGTAGATTGGAAAAGCGCGGACTCACAAAAGCTATCGACAAGATATTCAATATTTACCGACAGTACAAAAGTAAGGCGGCGATTGTCAGATACGCTGGAGACGAGGCAGGTAAGTTCGACTATGCTCGTATTACACGTTCAGACTTGGTTGAGGTGCGCGTAGATGCAAAAGGAAGTGACCACGTTATTGAAAAACGTAAAGCACTCCAAGACATTTACGACTTTCTCGGTGCTGTCAACCAAGACTCTGAGATGGCGACACTCATCGACAAAGAAGCAGTTCTAAGGAGGGTAATGAGACACCTCCCATTTGACGACCCTCAAGAATTTCTCAAGACTAAAAAAGCTCCTGAGAACCCTATTCGACAAATGGGCGGACAAAGCGCTGTCAACGCAATTGAACAACAAATGCAGACAGATGGCGGAAATCAATTACTAAATCAACTAAAGGATTCGTATGGACAACCAGCAACAATCACCGATGGAGCAGAGCCAACAGTCTCCAGCGCCGCAATTGACCCCAATCTCGGACAAAGCGGCAACCTTATTGGATGAAAGTGGTAAGGAGGTGTGGGTAAACCCAGACGCACCCTCACCAGTAGAAGAAACAGACCTTATTGAGTTACCCGATATTGACGGTGACGAAGAAGAAACTCCAGAAGAAGAGACACCACCAGAGGAGGATGACAAACCTCTGACGCTCGATGAGAAGTTCACTAATTACTTTGTTGAACAAACTGGTATGGAGGTGAAAGAGTTCACTGAGATTGCTAAAGCAATTCAAGATGTATTCAAAGAAGTTGGTGGTGCTGACAACTTGCGCGAAGGTTTGGCGGAACTTAAGAACGTACGCATCGCTCAGCAAATTGTAGCAAAGCAGGATGAGCTTGCTGCCTTATGGGGTGTAGATATTAAAGAGACTCAATCTCGTCTGGCGGAAATCAAACCGTACTTTAACAAGATGTCTAAAGCTGATAAAGCTTTGTACGACAACCCTAAAGGTGCTGATGTTCTTTGGCGCAGTCTTCAAGCTGGTAGTGCTAAGACAAAATCAACGAAAAGCAGCCCAAACACAGGCGGAAAGCGCTTCTTGTTCACACAGTCGCAAATTGATGCAATGAGTGTAGATGAGTACCGCGCAAACGCTGACAAAATTACACACGCTTACAACAACGGACTCGTAGGATAACAACAACATGGCTTTACATGCACCATACAACGGCAGTGCAAATACGCTTCAAGCTAATTCCGCGTTCATTCCTCAAATTTGGGAAACTGAACTAAAGAAAGAGCTTGACGCAAATTTTGTGCTGACCCAAGCATCGACAATGGTTAACTTTTCTGGTAAGAAGGGTGACACCATCAAAGTCCCACTCATCAAGAGAATGGGTGTTTTTGATAAGTTACCTGAAACTCAAGTTCGGTTACAGTCATTTCCCGGTGAAAACTGGGAAATGAAGGTTGATAAGTACAAGGAAGTGTCCTTCATGATTGAAGACATCCTCGACTTGCAATCTAACTTCAGTCTTCGTGTACCTTACATCTCTGAAGCAGCTTACGCAATGGCGCGTGACATCGATAACTCCCTTCTCGGTCTTCGCGCCTCTATTCCAACTACACAGCAAATCGTTGTCTCTAGTACTGGTACGATTGCTGGCGACCCTGCTGCGTTAGACGACAACGCTGTACGCGCTGCAATTCAACGTCTAGACGAAGCAAATGTTCCTCAACGTGAACGCCACTGGATTGTTGCTGTCGGTCAATATACTGACTTACTTGGTATCACCAAGTTCACCAGCAAAGATTTCGTCAACGGCGCACCTACATCTACTGGTGTTATTGGCACTCTCTACGGTATCCCTGTTATTGCTACAACTCAGATTGCTGCAAATACTTTAAATGGCTACATCAACGGTGAAGGTGCAACGGGTGAACCAACCCCGGGGGTTGTGGGAAGTCCTTACTTACCTACACAAGACACTCCTGTAGGTTTGGTGTCTGGCGGTCTGCCACGCGGCAAGACTGGTGCTGAAGTTGCACAACCATTCTGTACTTGTATGCTGGTACAGAAAGATTGGGCTAGGTACGCTATGCAGAAAACACCCTCATCTGAAATGAGCCGTGAAAACCTGTACCAAGCTGACGTACTCGTAAACACTCAAGTTTACGGCATGCGCGTCTACCGTCCCGACCACTGCGTTTTAATTCACACCGCACCTTAGTGAAAAGAACACCCGTAAAATCGACTAACATCGCTGCTATCGGGTACGACTCGGCTTCCAGAACTCTGGAGGTCGAGTTTAAATCTGGTGGAGTGTATGAATATAAGAGCGTTACACCTGCAACTGCTCTTGCGTTTAAAAGAGCAAAGTCTAAAGGAAATTACTTTGCTTCAGTTATAAAAAATAAGTATGAAGGTAAGAAGCTGTGAGTACAAAGCAGATGGACTTCATAAATGGTTGTTTACTCGCTGTAGGTGAGCGCGACTACATGGTAGGTACTATAGTAAACTCACCACAACGCCGCGCTTACAAAATATTTAAAGACACTTTTACAAGCTTCACCCACGAATGTGTGTGGAGCTTTTTAAATAAGGTGGGTGGTGCAACTTCGTGGTCTGCTAACGTGGCGACTGTTCCACAGTATCAGCAAATGATTTCTGTTGTTGTTGGTGAACGTAAACTTACACCAATATTCAACACTGAACTTGTAACACTTGAACAAGGTGACGAAGGGTACGTTCAATATTTCTGTTTGCAGAATAACACAACTGTCTCTTTTTACGCCAAACCGTCAACAGCAGACAAAGCTCAAATACGATTTCAATATGTGGAAGAGTTGTTACTACCGTCTTACACAGCTAACGCTCTTATTCCGTTTACAGATGACTTTGTGAACGTTATGGAGAACTTAATGCAAGCGAAATTGTGCTTGCAGATGCTTGACGACCAAGGAGGGTATCAAGCATTTATACGTGAGTATGGAATACGTTTAGCAAAAGCGATACAGAAAGACCAGCGCATAACGCGCAATCGTCCAAATATGTTCAGAGGTGGAAGAAGGTGAAGACAAAGTTCGGAGGATTAAACACTGTAAGCGGAGAGTTGGCACTCCCTAAAGATGACTCACCTTCTTTACTAAATGTAGATTTTGACATTGGCGGAAGTGTCCGCAAGCGTAACGGAACACTTACACTGTTTAAAGACGCGGTTACACCCAATCCAGTGTTTGTCAGTAGGTTCGTAACCACACTAGGGTATGAGTTTATAATCTCAAAGTTTAACACTAAATTAAGGGTGTTTGATTTACAGAACGATGTAATGACAAAGTTGTGGGAGAAAGATAATGTATTCAAGAGTGCATCATCGTTACCATTCAGCATACCACTGGATGACAACTTCAATCTTCTGTTGTGCGAAAAACAAGCACCTGTCCAAGTGAGGTTTGAAGAAGCATCTTCTGTCGCAATTACCGCAGGTTCAATAGTAATAGCCGTTGGCACAACTTGGGTTAACACCTACACAGATTGTGTGGTGTATGTAAACGGTGTACGTGTTGC